CACTACAAGACAGGCATTTCCACGGGAGACCGGGGCGACGATCAGTTTGCGCGCTGCGCGCGTAAGGCTTGTTTGACCGGCGCAATTCGCTGCGCTCATTGTTCCCGCTGCGCGGCGCCCTACGAAAATCGGCGCGGTGGAGAGTAGCTAGGTGCTGCGTGGCAAGGCGTTGGGAGACGCCTTCGGCTTTCCCAACCTACTTCTTTGGCATACATTTGTTCGGATTTCGTAACGGTTTTCTTGGATGATGTTTGTGCCCTGCGAAATGAGGTTGGTAAGGCCAACATGAGAGACCGGGGCTGTTTGTGGCGGCTTATGGATTCGCTGCCTGGGGTTGCGCGGAAGGTGCAATTCGCTGCGCTCATTGTCACCATACTTCCTTGGCATATATTCGATCGGACTTTCTTGGAGCCGGGCTGGGTGATGATTGCGCCCTTTGGGCGGAGGGTGGATCGGCGCAATTCGCTGCGCTCATTGTTCCCGCTGCGCGGCACCCTACGAAAATCGGCGCGGTGGAGAGTGGCTAGGTGCTGCGTGGCAAGGCGTTGGGAGACGCCTGCGGCTTTCCCAACCTACTTCATTGGCATATATTGGTTCGGATTTCGTAACGGTTTGCTTGGATGATTTTTGTGCCCTGAGAAATGAGGTTGGTAATGCCAACACGGGAGACCGGGGCTGTTTGTTGCGGCTTATGGATTCGCTGCCTGGGGTTGCGCGGAAGGTGCAATTCGCTGCGCTCATTGTTCCCGCTACGCGGCACCCTACGAAAAGCGGGGGCGGTTTGGTACGTCGCGGCAAGGCGTTGGGAGACGCCTGCGGCTTTTCCGACCAACTTTTTTTGGCGTATCGCAGTTCGGGATTCCGTGGCGATTTGCTTGGGTGTGGGTGATTCTTGTTGTAAGCCTTGGGGGTGACAACAGGGAGGCCGCGACGGCGGGGCGGGCGCGGGGCATTCTATGGGGATGGATTCCCGTGCCCTGCTTGCTGATATTTCCCGTCGCCTGGAAAGCCTGATCCGGACTGGCACGATTGCCGAGGTGGATCTGGCGGGGCCGCGCGTGCGCGTGGCTTCCGGGGGGCTGACGACAAACTGGTTGCCCTGGCTGGAGCTGCGGGCGGGGGCGACACGCACCTGGAACCCGCCGACGCCGGGTGAGCAGGTGGTGTTGCTGTGCCCGTCGGGCGAGCCGGGCACGGGGATCGTGCTGGGGGCACTGGAATCAACGGCGCATCCGGTTCCGGATTCTTCGGCGGATACGCAGGTGACGCTGTACCCGGACGGGGCACGGATTGCCTACAACCATGCCAGCGGGGCGCTGGAGGTGACGGGCATCCGGACGGCGCGGGTGCAGGCCTCGGAGAAGGTGACCGTGGATGTGCCGGAGACGGAGATCACGGGGAATGTGACCATTGACGGGGATCTGCTCGTCAAGGGCAAGGGCACCATCACGCAGTTGCTGAGCTACCTCGCGGGGCTGTCGGGCAAGGCTGGGGCGGGCGGCGGCTCGGTGATCCAGGGGCCGATCACGCAGACCGGCGGCAGCCTCAGCACGGATGGGGGCATCAAGGCCGCTGGCGATGTGATTGCCGGCGCCATCAGCCTGCAGGGCCACACACATGCCGAACATGGCACGGGTGGCGGCATCACGGGAGCACCGCTATGAGCATTGCTGCACTGGGGATGGATCCGGATACCGGGCTGACGCTGACGGGCCTGGCGCATATCCGCATGAGCATCCAGAAGATTCTGACCACGCCGGCAGGTTCCTGCGTGGAGCGCCGCGAGTTTGGCAGCCTGCTGCCTGATCTGGTGGATCAGCCACTCAATGACGTGGGGATTCTGCAGGCGGTAGCGGCGTGTGCGCAGGCAATTTCGCGCTGGGAAACGCGGATTGCCCTCAAAACCCTGAAACTCAATCAGGACGCCACTTCGCCGACCACGCTGACGATTGAGATGGAGGCCACTGTGGTGGATTCGGGGGCTGCCGTGACACTTTCAATTCCCTTGTCCCTGGGGGGCACCGCATGAGTATTGATCTGACCCAACTCTCTCAACCGGCTGTGATCGAGACGCTGGATTTCGAGGCGCTGCTCACGGCCCGCAAGGCGGCACTCGTGGCGCTCTACCCGGCTGACCAGCAGGCGACCATCACGGCCACGCTGGAACTTGAATCCGAGCCCATTGTGCGCATTCTGGAGGAGGCCTGCTATCGCGAGCTGGTGCTGCGGGCGCGCTATAACGACGAGGCGCGTGAGCTGATGCTGGCGTATGCCACGGGCACCAATCTGGATCACATCGGGGTAAGCTATTACCAGGAGGAGCGCCTGCTCGTGACGGCGGCAGATACCACGGCAGTGCCGCCGGTGGCGGCCGTGTATGAGAGCGACGACGACTACCGCCAGCGCCTGGCCGACAAGGTGGAGAGCTTTTCGGTGGCGGGCCCCACGGCGGCCTATGAGTGGCTTGCCAAGAGTGCTTCGGGCACGGTGGCGGACGCGAAGTGCGACAGCCCGCAGCCGGGCACCTCGCGCATTGCAATCCTCTCCACCGATGGCGATGGCACGCCGGATGCGGCGCTGCTCGCCACGGTGCTGGCGGCACTTTCTGCCGACACGGTGCGCCCGCTGTGCGAGGAGGTGCTGGTGGTGCCAGCCCAGGTGCAGCACTATGCCATTGACGTGACACTGTATCCGGAATCCGACGAGACGGCCAGCCAGAGCGCCGCGCAAACCGCACTGGCTGCATATGCCACAGCCCGTCACAAGCTCAAGAAGAGCGTGTCGCTCTCCGGCATCATCGCAGCGGCCAACGCTTCGGGCGTGCAGAAGATTGTGGTGAATGCGCCGGCCGCGGACATCAGCTGCAGCGCGCAGCAATCGGCTTATTGCACGGGCATCACGGTGACGGTGGCCGAGGTGAGCGCATGAGCACCGCACCGAGTCTGCTGCCACCGAACGCCACGCCGCTGGAGAAGCGCATCGCGGGCTCAGGCTTTGCTGCGCCGGCGCAGATCGTGCCCACACTGTGGGATGCCGACACCTGCCCCGCTGCCCTGCTGCCCTGGCTGGCCTGGGCGGAATCGGTGGATGACTGGAATGCGGAGTGGTCAGAAGAGCGCCAGCGCGCCGTGATCAAGGCAAGCCGCGCCGTGCATCGCCTCAAGGGCACGCCGGCGGCAATCAAGCAGGCACTTGTCGCGCGCGGGCAGCCGGATGCGGAGGTGATCGAGCGCTATGAAAGCGCCGCCACCGGCGACAGCAGCCAGGCCTGGGCGATCTACAAGGTGGTTCTGAAGCACCCGGTGACGCGCAAACAGGCCTGGGAACTGCAGGATGGCATTGCGCCCGTGGCACGCAACTGTTGCCATTTCGCCGGCTTCGATTACCTGCAGGCAGCCCTGCTCCACAACAACCAGTGCAAACGCGACGGCACCTATACGCGCGGTTTCATCCCAATCCAAAGCACCTAGGAAAAAACATATGGCATACCTTGACGAAAACGCCACGTGGGAACAAGGCATCTATCAGTGGGAAACCCAGGACCCGGTGGTCGGTGGCCCGGATGGCATCGACAACGTGCCCACACGCCAGTTGGCCAACCGCACCGGCTACCTGAAGGAGCAAATTGCCGCGCATGCTGCAGCCACTGACCCGCACCCGCAGTACATGACTGAAAGCGAGGTGCATGCGCTGGTGGAGGTGACACAGCCTCAGTTCGATAGCACCCAAAAGCCTGCAAGCACGGAGTTCGTGCAGCGATCCTTAGGCAATTTCCAAGGAGTGCTGCAGGTAACCACCTCAGGCACCACCACGCTCACCCCCGCAAATGTAGGACAATTTATCGACATTTTTTCTGCTGGCGCTGTTGTCGTTGGTTTGCCTCAAAGCATAAGCTGCCCTCTGGGAGCGACCCTGCTCATTACCAACTATGCGTCACAGTCCGTAACGGTTAATCCTTATTCCGGGGATTCGATCAATAACACAGTGTCACTCGGCTCGGTCACCATCGCAATCAACGGAACAGGGCAGTTTGTAAATCAAGGGGGTGGAATGTGGCGCCTTGCTGGCGGCGATGCACTGCTACCATCGTCTGGGGTGATGTCCGGAGCCAACTGGGTAACACCCGCACAGTTCGATAACTCTACCCGGCTGGCTACAACATCCTTTGTGCAACGTGCACTTGGCAATCTATCGGATGCCGTGGCAATCACCACAAGCGGCGCTCTGTCGTCAAAGGATGTCGGGAAGATCGTTCTCTTTGGGGGGTCTGCAAGCCAAACACTGAGCATGCCAAGCGGGATACGGGCGGGGACCAGTTATTACCTGTATAACTGGTCCCCCGCAGCTTGGACGCTTACTACCTCCTCTGGGGTCTTCAACGGCCCTGGTGCCACGGGAACAAATTCTCTGGTGATCCCTGCCGGAACGTTTGCTTGCATCGTTTTTGACAGCACAAACTGGGTGGCTACTTATTCGCCCTACGCTGCTTTGCCTAGTCAGTTTGACGCCTCGAATCGACAAGCAACCACAGGTTTCGTGCAGCGGGCGCTGGGCAATCTTTCTGCTGTTACCGGCTTGAGCGCTGGCACTACGTTAAGCGCATCCGCCTGGGGCCAATTATTCGTTCTGAACTCAAGCACAGCCCAGACCATTACTGTGCCAGGCCCGGAAACCGCCGGGAGTACGGGCGCCACTATCAGGTTTTGCAACTGGGGCGGCGGAACCTTTACGCTGACCATACCAGCAACGTCCGGCGGAGTATTCATCACCCCCACGGGCATTGCAAAATCCATTTCAATGCCACCCGGAGAGTGGATGTCGATCACGACGGATGGGGTGAACTACTTTGCTGACCCAAGCCTGAAAGCCCAGCTGGATACACATGCACAGGCAAGCGACCCACATCCACAGTACTTCCTGCGTACAGATGCCGCCACGGTCTCAGCCACGCTCAAATCCACCACCGATGCGCTGAACCAGCACGTTGCAAGTGCTAATCACTTTGCGACGGGAACACGCCTCATGTTTGCACAGGCAGCGGCACCCACAGGCTGGGTACAGATCACCTCTGATCTGGCGGACAATCGCATGCTCAGAGTGGTGAAAACCGCAGGGGCCGGCACCGGGGGCAGTCACAGTCCGATTCTCAACAATGTGGTACCGGCGCATACGCATGGGTTCTCGACGGGCGGGCAGAGTGCCGACCACTCGCACTCGGGATGGACAGGCGGACAAAGCGCTGACCATAGCCATGGCTACGACACTCTCCTCCGTCTATCTGACACTGATCGCGGAGGAAACTCTTCTGAGTGGTCTATTGACAACGTCAGCAGTTATTCCACTGGTGGCGTATCTGGCGACCATGGTCACTACATTACAACCGGTGGCGTCAGCAGCAACCACACCCACGCCGGTTCGACTGACAATGGCTCCAGCCAGACCAACTGGACGCCCCGCTACATCGACCTGATTCTCTGCGAACGGCAATAGGAGGCATGCCATGGAAAATACAGTTATCGGATATCAGTACGCTGCCGACACCAATCGCTATATCGGCAGCTACACTTTTCCCGTCAATGCCGATTCCGGCAACATTCATCTTCCGCCCAACACAGTGCTGGACGCGCCTCCGAGCATTCCGGCAGGCAAAGCGGCGTTCCGCATCAATGGCGATTGGGTTCTGAATGCGGAAACCATGCAGACTGCGAGACCGGCCATTTCGGACTATGCGATGCTGACTTCTGAAACCATTGCCCTGCTGAAAAGCCAGGGCGTGTGGTCTGACGCCGATCAGGCTGCCTACGACGCTGCCACCCAAAAATAGGAAGCCACACTGATGGTAGACACCGTACTCACCTGCCCGCTGGGCCATCAATGCGAAACCGTGCGCGAAGGCAGGATAGAGCGTTGCGCCTGGCTGGTCGAGCTGCGCGGGCGCAACCCGAACACCGGCGATGAGCAGGAGGAACGAGGCTGCGCGATGCACTGGCTGCCTGTGCTGTTGGTGGAAACCTCTGGTGCGGCACGCGGTACCTCTGCAGCAGTGGAGTCGTTCCGCAATGAGATGGTGAGAGCCAACGACCGCACGGTGGATCTGCTGAAACAATCGACCATTCCGATCAGACTACGGCAATGATCATTCCAGGGCGCCGCGTGGCGCCTTTTTTGTAAGCTCATGCAAGATTGATGGGCAGACCCATGCGTCGGAAGGCGTCTGCGACTTTTCCGTATATGGACTCCTCCCGGTTTGCAAGCACAAATTGTTTGATGACTGGTGGATCGATTGACTCACGTATATCCGGCTTCATAAGTTGGGCGCAATTGCCCGAGCCTTGATGGAGTATTCG